GGTGTCAGTGACGTGGGCGATGTGGCCGACATGAGTAACAGCATCTACAATGATCTTTCTGAGTTGGACCAATTGATAAGGTTATCCAACCACCCAAGTCTGGTAAAAACACCAGAGGTTGAGGCGGCGGCGGGTGCCGGTGCAATCGTGACCATACCAAACGAGATGGACCCGGGACTTAAACCATACATGTTACAGCCGTCCGGCCAGAGCATAGAGGGCATATTGAACTCTATCAACACCAAGGTCGAGATGATCGACAGGATGTCACACATGGGTGCGATCCGTAGCATAAAAACAAGGCAGACGTCTGGCATAAGTCAGATAGCGGAGTTTCAATTGCTTGACACAAGGCTCAGTGAGAAGGCACGCAACCTTGAACTTGCAGAGGAACAGATGTGGAGATTGATCGCCAATTGGTTGGAGACAGACTTCATGGGCACAATCAAATACCCTAGGGCATTTCACCTTAAAGATAAATCTCTGGACATTGACACACTTAAAAAAGCATCAGACGCAAACCCACAGAACCCCGCCGTCAGGCAATACATTGACCGTAAGATAGTGGAGGCGTTGGCCAAGGACGATGATGAGTTGCACGAGGAGATGGAGAGGCTGAACACACACCCAGAGGTGATTGCGCCAAACCAGATGGTACAACACATGCGAGAGATGATCCAGTCAGGCATGTCTGACCAAGAGATCCTCGAGAAACACCCAGAGTTAAGTAGATTATTCAACCAGCAAGACACATAATGGAGGACAGCAATGGCCGGGATAAAGACAAGGAAAGGTCAGAGTGTCAACCACACAAAATACTATGCGAGGGGCCAGGAGTGGAGACCCTGCAGAATAGTACAAAAGAAAAGATATTCTAATGGCACAAGGGAATTCATGGGAGCAAAGAGTGTGCAGACTGGCGAGATATACAAGAACAGCCATGGGCTCACGGCACCCTGGCACAGCATACATTTTACACCGACCAAGGAGGACTGATGCCAAACTATGGTAGGTTATACAGACCGGCTATCGAGACTGCCACACAGGTTGCTTTCAAGAAAGCACTACTAGACTACTTTAAAGAATACGAGAAATTATTAAATAATCAAAGCGCTAACGCGTGTAAATTGGCCAGGAAGAAATTGCAGAGGATAATCAACATGGCCAGGAAAAGGAGGATAGAACTACTAGAGTTATATTCAGACCATGCCAATAATAACCACAAGCAGTGCTTCAGCACTTTTAGTAAATCGAATACCAAGGAGGAAAAACACAATGCCAATGAACAAGAAAACAGGCGGTAGGAGAAAATCGTCAACATCTAAAAAGAAAAATAAAAAAGGTGGAAGAAGAAAATAGAAAATCAGACATCTTAAAATGGGTGAGGACCAAGATTGCACAGAAACATAAAAAAACTGGAATCACGCCTTGCCCATTTGCAAGCAAAGCTCTTAAAGATAAAAATTACCAGATCATTCAAGCAAAGGATAACCTATCTGAACAGGTTAATCATCTTTGTGATGTCATTGATATTTTTAAACTTGACATTATTATACTTCATATAGAATACCCAATCACAATCAAAAAAATAGAATCAGTCTGTCGCCGTGCACAGAAAAGGAAGCAGAACGTGGCAGTGCTCTATGACCACCCCGAAAACAATGGGCTGATCAAGGGCATGCAGTTCAGCTACCAGAAATGTCCATTGATAATGATCCAACCGATGGACAAACTAAAGGCCGCCCAGCGCCTACTCAGGGAAAAGACCGATTACTACCAAAAGGTAGGTAACGAGGACATGTTCGTATAAATAAGTTTATCCAACAACACAATGGAGGGCTTCAGATGGAAGATAAAAACATCGCAGTCCAAACCGATGCGGGTACTGAAACCGAAGCGGCGGACTCAAAACAAACTGTCAGCAATGACAATCAAGATCAGGTGGAGAAATCAACTCCTAAAACTTTCACATTGGATGAATTCAACAACGCAATGGCTTCGGTGAGGACAAAGACCGAGGAGAAGGTGTTGAAACAATTTCAAGATGTGGACGTTGAACGATACCGTGAGCTTACTGCCCAAGAGGAAAAGAGAAAACTCGAGGAGCAGAAGAAGCGTGGTGAGTTTGAAAAGATCTTGAAGGAAACTGCTGAAAAGAAAGACTCAGAGATCAATCAACTCAGGACACAGCTGAACTCAGTCAAAATTGACGGTGCGATTCTTAATGCGGCTAGCAAATACCGTGCGGTGAGCCCGGACCAAGTTGCTAAACTGGTTAAGGACCATGTCAAACTGAATGATGCTGGGGAAGTCGAAGTGTGGGGCGAAAACAATGCGCCGAAATACAACGACAAAGGCGAGCTGCTAAGTGTGGACCAGTACATCAAGGATTTTCTTGAAACTAATTCACATTTCAGATCTGCCGGACCTAGTGGTTCTGGGGCGAAATCAAACACTCAGCCAGACGGCATCAAGGATGTTGATTTAGACAAACTGGATATGAACAATCCAGAACATAGGCGAATATACAAGAGCCTTAAGTCTAAACAGACTTCTGGACCTCGTATGTTCTAAATTAACATAGAGAGGAGATAGCAAAATGGCTATTAATACTACAAGCACACACGGCGCTCTTTTAACAAATGTGTTGAGAGAAGCAGTGTTTACTGCATCCGAACGTTCGATCGCGGGAAACCTAGTTAAAGTTTTTGACATGACAGGTACTCCGGGATTAACTGCTCAGGTGCCAGTATACCCAGAGGTTGCTGCTTCAGGTTTAACTGAAGGCACTGACCTAACAACACAAACAAGTGTAAACCCAACAACTGTAACAATCACAGCAAGCGAGCTTGGTGTGAGAGCAGACTTAACTGACCTGATCAGAGAATCTTCGGGCAGAGACGTTGCTGCAGATGTCGGCAGAATACTTGGTAATGCGATCGGCGAGAAAGTGGACACAGACGTGTTCGCTCAGTTCGATTCATTAACAACTAACGTTATCGGAACAGGTGGAACAGACCTAACACCGGACTTACTGTTAAACGCGATCTACAAGCTTCGAGCTCAGAACGCCCCGACAGATGCACAAGGTGATTACTACGGCGTGTTTGCTCCGGCTGCAATTCATAACGTTGCTAAGGTGTTGACACAGGCTGGATACGCTTCAGGCGGTTCAACTGCAATATCTGACGCTGGTAACTCTATCCTAAGCTCATCTGCTTACATGGGAAGAATCTACAACTGTAAATTATTCATGACAACTGCCGTTGGCGTTGATTCAGCGAATGATGCAGTCGGCGGAATCTTTTCACCGGAGGCTTTTGGACACGTTATCAAGAGACCGATCGTTGTTAGAGAACAGTACGACGCTTCTGCTAGAGCGACAGAATATGTTGCTACTACTGCAAGGGGTAATGCAATCCTAAAAGATGCATATGCTGTTAAGATCAAATCAGAGGCAATAGTAGACTAATAATCTACTACCCTCAGGTTATATGGGCGGGGGTAATAATCCCCGCCCTGCATAAATATCCATATCAGAAGGACTGATAACAAGCCAACAGGAGGACAGCGTGGCCAATTATAGCACAGATAATGATCTGTTAGAATACGAACCAGAGATCCTTACATACGGGATCCAATCCTTTTCAGACTTACACACAAAAACGACACAGGACATCCAAAGGCATCTAAGGATTCATTGGTGGCCTAGGTCAACATCAAACAGGTACGACATCAGTGCCGGCGTGTATTCAGAGATGGACCATAACCTTTTAACCGAATCACAATTTAAGCGAGCCGCAGTATTTCATGTTCTGGGATACTACATCTATCCAAGGCTTTCAACATTCAGTCCAGACGGTGATGTTTTCAGGGAGAAAATGAACTACTACCGTGAGGAGTTCAACACGGAAATTAGCAGTGTAATGAAAGATGGAGTTGAGTACGATTTCGATAGCAGCGGCACAGTCACCGACGGAGAGAAACAGCCAACGCACTTCAATCGTCT